TCCGCTTTAATTATGACAATGGTTTTAGCCACTGTCGGAGGCTCGAAAGAGCATTCCGTCAAGAATAAGATCACTTCATAAAATCAAGCGCTGCGTGAATTATGAGTAGTAGTCCGTAAGATACTTACGTTCTACCAAATAACCTGTCCTTGAGTATCCTTGAGAACTTGAGATTCATGAAAATACCGGAGATAATGTTTCAACAATTGAAATTTTCTTCTTTTGTCTAGCAATATCCAACTTCATTCATCAAGAATCTACCTTATCTAATATAGATAAAGCTTTTTCAAGACTACATGAAGGGTATTTAGCATGAGCATAAGCAATCGCTTCCACTTCGTCAACTAAGTCAACTATATCAAAATTAGAATTATTAATGATAAGTTCACTTATTCAACCATCCAATTGATAAATTATCATTGGATCAGCTTCGCGTTGAGCCTGAATGTCTACTAATAAGCACGACGCATAGCTTCCAGAAGAAGTTAATTCATCAAATGAATTCTCTAACTCTTTAGCTCTTTGTAATGCTTTTAATAGAACTGACGCAATCAAGTCAGCCTCCATCTCATCTCACATTTCTAAACGTGTTTCCACTTTAGAAATGGGAAGAAGATCAAGTTGCTGAACAAAATTGTTTAAAATTTCCTTCTCGGCGGTCAAGATTGATTTCAATGGTAGAGAAAATTTTGATTCATTAAAATCAAAATCCTCATTATTGGGATCAATCAACACTGTCGTTAACGCTTTCAGCGAAATCTTTTTAGAATTAAAAAGACTTCCTAATAGAGCTAACGAAGGTAACATCACAGATCGCTGATCTGTTTTGTAAAACCGACTTAAAAGTAATGATAAAATGGTATTAGTTCGAATTAGACCCAGTTTCGCGAAATATAATATATTTGCTAATCTAGATCCAATCGATGTAGCGGATATCAATTGCTTAACTGATATACCAGAAACATTCGAACCAAAAACCACCGTTCTTTTCGCAAATTCGAATACAGGTTTTGATGAAGAAGAAATAGACTTAGATAAATTAATTTCTAAACCTAACTTTTTCATTAAATCCAAATATTCAGTAGCGACATCCGAGTCAAAGATAACTAAATCATCACCGAGAATTTCATAATTCTCGTATCAACCGAAAGTTTTCGCCTTTTTAAAAGAACAAAACTGAAGGAGATAGTGATGAGTTATAGCTAACATTGCTCATGACGATAAAGCCCCCATGGGTTGTCCTACAGTGTACCTAACTGATTTATCAGTTAGGCCATACTTCTTTGCACTCCTAGGGAGAAAGTAATCTCTCATAACCAAGAGTCCAGCTCAGGAGTTTCCGACCTTTATAGGAAGGATTCTATCCAAGATGGCAGACTGGAAAATGATAGGTAAACGATCAGTCGCGGAGCTTAAATCAAATGAATAAGCACACTGCGACTTTTCAGCTTTCTCTTTCGAACGTTGAACTGATGCATCTTGATCAAACGTCCCGTCATTAGGTATTGATTTTAATAAATCAAATAATCCTAAATGAAGAGGTTTCAATAAAGATTGCGTTCAGATATCAACAAGTGCAAAGATTCTTAATTTTCCCGCGGCTTCTTCTTTAAATGCCAATTGACCTAAAGAATCGACCAAAGACTTTTTAGTCTTAATCTGATTCAATGGAAGTTGATCATATAAAGTTAAAGCCTGTTTAAAAATACGATATAGATTATCACTCTTAGTTAAAGTGATATATTCCATAAAGTACTTAAAAACCTCCGAGTCACGAATCTTGATAGAGTCATTAATTAGACCATGTCAAGAAATCGAATTTGAAGGGGAAGATGACTGAATTAGAACAACATTATTAGATCGTAAATTGACTGAAGATTTCCAAGAAGAATACTTTTCTAATCTAGAAAAGAAATTACCTCGAGGAGCTCCGTCAATAAAATCTAAGAATGCCCATGAGTAATCTTTATCTCCTGTATATTCACCTGTTATAGATCCTATTTTTGGATTAAAATCCGACTTTAAGACTCTATACAAACTGAAACTAGTCAATCAAAATTGAATAGTCTCAGTATTACCAAGTTGTATTTTCTTTCTATCTTTACGATTTATAATCGAAGGTAGGCCGTTGTACAAACGAGGTAAGGGAATATTAGGCTCGAGTCCTCTTAGGGATTCAAGTTTATCGTCACCTAAATATTTTTGGAGAGCTACATGGTTAGCCTTTAATCACTTAACTGTAATTAAAGAACCATGATGGGACTCCATTTTCTTTATGTGAACGACCAGGTTATGTAAAATCTTAGCTCTTGAAGGGACAGATGAAAGTTTTCCATTAGTCAGCACGATAAGTGCTTTCAAATGAAGCTTAACACCTTTTCACAACTGTGAAACGGAAAACATCTTCTCTTTGACGACTCCGAAAGTTCCTAAACTTTTTAACATTGCCATAAAAGTATTATTATTATTATTTTTAATAGTATTTTTCATGGTTTAAAATGTTTAAATTGATTAAGGACTCAACACTATCATAATAGTATAAAATACCGTAAATGATAGGTAACTACAGAACAAGCAAAGAAAAGACTGCGCTGTTCCTCATAAAGAGGGACGCCAGTTTTAAGGACCGGTCAAGGCGGATTCACTAAGATAACCGAAGTTATAATGAGTGAACTGATTCTAAGAACCACTAAACCATATATCATTACAAAAGTCAAAATGGG